CGGCTCGCAGCGCTTCAAGGCCTTGCGCAAGGTCTGCAGGAAGCCCCCCCGCATGGTGCTGCTGACCGGCACGCCCACCCCGAACAACTATCTCGAACTGTGGCCACAGTTCTACCTGCTGGATCAAGGCACTCGGCTTGGCCCGACCTTCGGCGGCTATCGCGACGCCTACTTCTCACCCGACCGCCGCAGCCGGGATCGCATCTACTCGTGGAAGATCGATGCCGGCGCGCGCGAGATCATCGAGAACAAGATCGCCGACATCACCCTGTCGCTGCGCGCCGAGGATTACCTGACCCTCCCATCGCGCGTAGATAACGTGATCCCGATCCGTCTTTCGCCGGCAGCCCGCAAGGCCTATGACCTCTTCGAGCGCGATTCGGTGCTCGAAATCGTCGGCCACGGCGTTATCACGGCGGCGAATGCGGCGGTGCTGGCCAACAAGCTCGCCCAGGCCAGCAACGGCGCGGTCTATGACGAATCCCACGCCGTGCATGAGATCCACACCGAGAAACTCGAAGCGCTCGCGGAGATACTCGACACCGCCACCAGTCCGGTCTTGGTCGCCTACCTGTACCGCCACGATCTGACGCGACTGCAATCCCGCTTCCCGCAGGCGGTCGAGATTGGCGAACCCGGTGCGATCGAACGCTGGAATGCCGGACAAATTGCCGTCCTCCTGGCACATCCAGCCAGCGCCGGTCACGGACTGAATCTGCAAGCAGGCGGCTCGACCGTGGTGTGGTTCGGGCTGACCTGGTCCAACGAGCTGCATCTCCAGTTCAACGCACGCCTGCATCGCCAGGGCCAGCAACGGCCGGTGGTCGTGTCCTATCTGGTGGCCGATGGCACGGTGGATCAGGACATTCTCGCCGCGCTCGCCGACAAGCAGACATCCCAAGACGTGCTGCTCAATGCCCTGAAGCGGCGCGTGGCAGCTATTTCGACATAGGAGGCTCCATGGCAAAACCATCCCATCCTGTACCGCGCCGTGTTCCTGACTGGCTTCACCACGAACTGCTCAACTGGTCACGCTGGTGCTGGCTCGGTCCCTTGCCGCATCCGCTGCCACCCGACCGGTGCGGCTCGATCGAATGCGAATACACACGCTACCGGATCAGCGAGTACGGCAGTGACGCTCCGCGCATCCTACCCAACGAGCGCAACGCCGAGCGGGTGGATGCGATTTGGCGCAGCCTTCCTGCTTGGCCGAAGCAGGTGCTTCGTGCCGAGTACCCGCAGTACCAGGAATCCGGACGTGCAGAGTTCGGTCGGGTCGGTGCAGCACGACGCCTCGGCCTGCGCCTCGTCGATTACGAAGCGGCACTAGTCGTCGCAATCGGGCGGGTGGCGGATGCGTTCGGAGGGCCGCGATGAAGCACGCATCAGCCGTCATCGATCTGCTGGCTGCCTACCCGGGACGACCATTCGCGATGCGTCAGATCATCCACTACGTCAATCCGCGCGCGGGGCGGCAGGAGCGGATTGCCACCAAGAAGGCGGTACAGCGCGTACTGCAGGCATTGGCGGCAACCGGCAGCGTGGCGGTCACGCCGGCAAGCGCCCTTGGTGGCACAGCCTTCTACACCTGGAAAAGCGGGACATGAGCCGCTGGTAAGCGGGACGGAAACTGAGACAATAGCGGCGGGAAATTGCGCCCGCAGAAATCACACAGCACGACCCGGTAACCTCCCGCTGCGCGCATAAGGAGTTACCACCCGAGAATTCCACGGGTCCTTCCTGTCAAAAATCCCATGCGGGGGGCGACAGCCCGGCATTTCGCTACCGTCTGAACGCAAATTGAGGTTACCAGTTACCACCCTGGTTACCACCTGAACCGAGTTACCACCCCATTTACGACCCGCCCCTGAGGCGGGTTTTTGCATTCCTATGACCGAACAACTGCGCGTCGAGTATCGCAAGATCGAGACGCTGATCCCTTTCGCCCGCAATCCGCGCACGCATTCCGAAGCGCAGATTGCCAAGCTCGCCTCCAGCATCGTCGAGTTCGGCTGGACACAGCCCATCCTCATCGACGGCAGCAACGGCATCATTGCCGGTCACGGTCGTCTGGCGGCAGCACGCAAGCTGGATCTGCTGGAAGTGCCGGTGATTGAACTGGGCCACCTCACCACGGCGCAGAAGCGTGCTTATGTTATCGCTGACAATCGACTGGCACTGGACGCCGGGTGGGACGAGGAACTGCTCTCGCTGGAACTGGCTGAGTTGTCCGAGGCGGGGTACGACCTGACCATGACCGGCTTCTCCAACGAGGAGATCGAGGAACTGCTGGTCGGTGCCGAGCAGGCACTGCAGGACGAAACCCAAGTTGAGAGCGAGGATGATGCCGCTGACGATGTACCGGAGGCGCCATCGAATCCGGTATCTCGTCCAGGGGACGTCTGGCAGATCGGCGCACATCGCGTCATCTGCGGCGATGCCACCGACCCGGCCGTTGTCCGACCCCTGATGGCCGGCGATCAGGCAACCTTGTGCTTCACCTCGCCGCCCTACGGCAACCAGCGGGACTATACGAACACCATCATTGATTGGGATGCCCTGATGCGGGGCGTCTTCGCCAACCTGCCGATGGCCCCGAATGGCCAGGTACTGGTCAACCTCGGCCTCATCCATCGCGAGCAGGAAGTCATTCCCTATTGGGACGGCTGGCTCGACTGGATGCGTACCCAGGGTTGGCGGCGCTTCGCCTGGTATGTCTGGGACCAGGGGCCGGGATTGCCCGGTGACTGGAATGGCCGGCTGGCACCTTCGTTCGAATTCGTCTTCCACTTCAACCGCAAGGACTCCGAAGCGCGACGCCCGAACAAGTTCGTGCCCTGCATCTACGCCGGGCGCGACACCCATCTGCGTGGCGACGGCACCAGTGCTGGTGGCATGCGCAACAAGGATGGCAGCAAGACCGCCTGGAACCATGTCGGCCAGGTCACGCAGGAAACCAAGATTCCGGATTCCGTGATTCGCATCATGCGGCACAAGGGCAAGATCGGTCAGGGCATCGACCACCCGGCCGTATTCCCGGTGGCGCTGCCCCAGTTCGTTCTGGAGTCCTACACCGATGCCGGCGAAATCGTCTTCGAACCCTTCTGCGGCTCGGGCACGACCTTGCTGGCCGCCGAGCGCACCGGCAGAAAGGTACGCGCTACCGAGATCGCGCCGGAGTATGTGGACGTCACCGTGAAGCGCTTCCAGCAGAACTTTCCCGAGGTGCCGGTCACGCTGGAATCAACGGGACAGACCTTCGAAGGCGTGGCCAGTGAGCGCCTGGGAGGTGTGGCATGACCATCTCCTGGCTCGCTGATAAGATCGAGCAATGGCCCACGGCCAAGCTGGTGCCCTATGCCCGCAACTCGCGCACACACTCCGATGGCCAGGTCGCCCAGATCGCGGCTTCGATCGCCGAGTTTGGTTTCACCAATCCAATCCTGGCCGGAGGCGATGGTGTCATCGTCGCGGGGCACGGGCGACTGGCTGCCGCACACAAGCTTGGCCTGGCCATGGTGCCGGTCGTGGTGCTCGACCATCTGACACCGACCCAGCGCCGCGCACTGGTGATCGCGGACAACCGCATCGCCGAGAACGCCGGCTGGGACGAGGCCATGCTGCAGGTGGAACTGGCCGCGCTACAGGACGATCAATTCGACCTGGCCCTGACCGGATTCGATGCCGATGCGCTGGCCGACCTCATGGCTGGCGAAGAAACAACCACCGAGGGTGACACCGACGAGGATGCGGTACCAGAAGATTCTGGCACCGTAATCTCCCGGGCCGGTGACGTCTGGATTTGTGGCGAACATCGGGTGCTCTGTGGTGATGCCACCGACCCGGATGCCTACGCGACCGTGCTCGGCGACGAGATTGCCGACATGGTGTTCACGGATCCGCCGTACAACGTCAATTACGCCAACTCGGCCAAGGACAAGATGCGCGGCAAGGATCGGGCGATCCTCAACGACAATCTGGGTGACGGGTTCTACGACTTTCTGTTGGCCGCACTGACGCCCACGGTGGCGCATTGCCAGGGTGGCATCTACGTGGCCATGTCATCGAGCGAACTCGACCGCTTGCAGGCAGCATTCCGAGTCGCCGGCGGTCACTGGTCGACCTTCGTCATCTGGGCCAAGAACACATTCACGCTCGGCCGCGCTGACTACCAGCGCCAGTACGAACCCATCCTCTATGGCTGGCCCGAGGGTTGCGAACGTCACT